ACTACTAATTGGACAGCAGTCGGTGCTTCTGCTAACATAACTGGTGTGTCATTCGTTGCAACTGCAACTGGTTCAGGAACAGGCACTGCGATATTGACTACAGCTAATCCTGATGTTATTGCAACATTTGGTACAGCATACGCTGCTAATACATACGATGGACAACCTAATCCAATCGTTGTAGTTAATAACGCATAATCATGGCAAATACTAGAGTATTATCCGTTAATACATCGGACACTGATATTGCCGTCCTTCAAGTTCAAGTTAATAATATTGAAACAAAAATCAATGAATTAAAAGATGACTTGAGGGAAGTGCATGAATGCCTAGACAAAAATGCTGAAGAAACGCATAAGTTAATAAAAGAACTTCAAACTTCTAACGAATCTTCTCATAAATCATTGTCTGAAAAGGTAAGTGCATTAGAAAAATGGCGGTGGATGTTGATGGGGGCAGGTATAGTTGTCGGCTCTATGGGATTCGATACAGTAGCAAAATTGTTAAAATAAAAAAGGGACTTAAGGTCCCTTTTTTACTAATGTCTTTAACTTTTTTTGCACAACATCAAAATTTACTGTACTAAACAATCCAGGATGTAATGGTTTGGGATATTGACTTTCACCTACCCAAGCATATCCACAATGTTCTTTATTTAGAATTGGTATAAATTCTTCTTCAATTTGAGAAAAAAAGGTATGATATGTAAAGGTATTGTTAACAAATTTTTGAATAGGGACTAATTTGGGACTATCAGGCCAATATCCTATTTCTTCCACACATTCTCGCTGTAAACCATCTAATAAAGTTTCATCATTTTCTATTTTGCCACCTGGTATACCCCAGTTACCGGGATTTTTTGCATCAGTTCTAAGTAGATATAAAAACCGTTTAGAGTTTTTACTGTAAAAGAATATTCCAGCCGACACATTGTTCATTTGGAAATTATATCATATAATATATTAGATTACAATACTATAGTCACCTTCATTATACCAACCATCAACTGATTTTACCCAATTACCATCTGTCCAACGGTATTGAATACTAGTAGTCAAATTAGTAACATACTCCGTGGTAGTAGTATTTTCAGAATTAAATGCAACTTGCCATACTCCTAAATTACTATTGAATTGTATTATATCATTAGCGTTGGCTTTTAAACTTCCCCATGATACCGTAGAAGAATCTCCCCCTATATTTTCGACGATTAAATATCTTCTACCATTAACAGGTCCTGGCAATCCTGCATTAGGGCCAGTTAATTGTGGATTAATTATACTAGTTATAGGATCTAAAGTATTTTGCGGTAGTGAATCTGGATCTATATTATAAATTAAGAATCTGTCATCTAGTGGATCAGGGACAATTGTTCCCACTATCTCTGTATCCATATATGGATTTTGCAACCATATTTGTGAGATTCCTGGTTTAATTACGCCATATGCATTTAAGTATGCAGTCCAATATAGCGAAGTATTTGGGGGTTCAGGAATATCAAATGAATCATTGGGAGGTTGAAACGGTTGATTTGCTGGTAGTAGTTGTAATGTATTACCTAATAATAAAACTTGATATCCATATGGAGTAACTTTTTGTCTAGTACCCAATAATAAATCATCATCTTGTATATCTTGTAGGGCATTTCCTTTAAAAATACTATAGATAATTTTTTGAATAACGCCCATTTTCTTAAGCTTACTTGATGTGCTTAACCATATAGGCATATAGAATTTCCAAGTCATAACATCAATTGGATTTCCTGTACCCTGAGGTATACTACGGCTAGTAAATGTTAATCCATCTTGATATACTACACTTAAAGAAGTCCAATCTAAGAAGTTATCTGTACTTTGAATTTCTAATCCGGGATTAAAAAGAGTTCCTAATTGTTCAATAATTTCTAGTTTTTGATTATAGTTTGTAGTCCAAAAATCTACAGTGACTCTTAATGTATACGGCACTGGCATTAGTCTTTCAACAGTAAATGCTTGACCTTGTGTAGTTTCATATGATTGTGAATCAGGATTATATGCCCGTTGTCGAATTTGAGTTTTTTCAACAAATGAGGGATTCTGCGTTCTACTTTGATTGTATTCTAATCCATTTATGTAATAGGTTATTAAAGGTGCTGATGGTAAATTACTAGCTGAGTTGTTAGCAATTATAGTAGCAGCCTGTCTACTGCTATCACCGTACATGATAGGAACTCTTACATATATTGTATTACCAGCCGGATCTTTACCTTTAGTCACATACCAAGAACTAAAAATTTTTGAAAACTGAATTAAAAATCTGCGGATTTGATTATCGTAAAAAAATTGTGCCAATTGAATTGCCTTTGTTTATGGAATCGGTGGAATAGGATTTAGTGGAGGTTGCAGTATTGAAGATAATGGTTGTGCTTCAGGAATAACTGTACCATTATTTAATCTTGTTACATTTGAATCATTGATGAATCCAGATAATAAAGACCTATCTTCAGCAGTAAATCCGGTATCGGTTCTAACATTTTCAGAAATTCTTATCCATAATTTGCCGTTCCATCTATATAATAATTGTGGTAGATAATCGATTCTTAAGAAATAATCACCTACTTGTGGATTTTGCGGGAATGATATACCTGTTCCAACTGGATACCCGTTTGGCGCTATCGCAGTACCTGTTAGATAACCCGCACTATACCCAAATGTTATAGGACTTGACCTAGCAATATATTGAAATGCAGGATCACAATCAGCACGGTAATCCATTTGTTGAGTAATAGTACCGGTAAATCCAGGTGCTACTGGGTTTTGATCACCGGTTGCATATGTATTGTCCGAAGTGCCATATGGACCGGTTACTGGTCCTGTAGATTCTACAGAAAGAACCATGTCGCCTTCGACCTGTCCTGAATTATTACCTATTCTTTTTGGTGCTAATTGTAGTACTTCTAAATTAATTTGAGTAGAAACATTTATAGCATCTACCGTTATATCCCATATACTTTGCAATGCTTGTTTAGATATTTTGACTACAGGGTTTGCAATTTTGTAATTAGGATTACGAATCATTGCTACTGTGCCGATAGTAGGTCCTCCGCTTGAACTAGTAACCAAGTTAATAGGTGGAGCAGGTTGATCATTTTTCCCTGATAATACACCGTTTGATTCGTATTCACCATATGTAGGTGAAATATATAAACTACTACGGTTATAACCTGCTAAGGGAACAATTCTAGCAGCTTCTTGTAATGCAGCATTATTAATGTCTAAATTCTTGTTATATGTAGCAAGTATATCTTTAAGATTTTGTTCAGACGATAATTTCCAATATATTGGATTTGGTGGATAAATCCCTGCAGGAACATCAGTGATTGATTCATAATTTTTATCACCATAACTAATTATATAGCCAGATGGATAAGTTTTATCTTTATCCCATAAACCCAAGTAATTATCTTGATTAACAGGCTCTTGAAGTATTTGACTAAATTCCTGACTATCAACCATTGGCTCACATTTAATGCGCCATAAATGGGGATACCATGTTACAGAAAATCCTTCACTGGCATAATTAGAATCAGTTATCTGATAAAATCTTTTTAATGCTACAGGTATTGTTTCTTTTAATGGATTATAATCAAGTAAATGAGGCAATTCTAATACATCACCTACCATTAACTTTCTACCTATAAGTTCAATCATGTCATTATAATGCACTGTGATAAAAATAATATCATTGTTTAAAAACAATCCAAATTGACTTAAATCAAAATCTAAGTTTTGTACATTATAATGTCCACGCAAACGATATATATTAGCATCGTATGTTCTGTCACGGTTTTCTAAAAATAACAGGTCTTGTATATTAGTAGGATTTAATGTAGAATACTCAGGTTGAGTATAATCAACACTTTCACCTTGATTAGTTGGACCTAAATATTTATGTATGTATAAATCAGTCCCGCCAACAGTTAACATTTCCGATATGGTTCTATCTAAAAACCTATAGTCATTTTGTTTATTGGAACGGTAGAGGCTAAGTCTTGGCATATATGTATTTATCACGCATTCGGCTTGACAATAAATGGAAGATCGTGTATCATTGATATATAGTTAGTTGAACAGGAGTGATCATGGTTAGGAAAGCTAGTAAAAAAGTGGTAGAAGAAGCTGGGTTGGTTCGCAGTCTGACCCCCAAGGATGAGGATGCCAAGTATTTTGGTGAAGAACCTTCGTTTTTGATTCAGCCTACTGAGGAGAATCGTGGAATAGCATTAGCCCGAGCATTCAATTGGTACAACAAATTTTATACCAAGAAAGACGCCAAAGAATTTTTGGCACAGTACCTAGACTTGAATACCAAAACTACCGAAGCCAAAACTGTCAGGCGTGTTGCTGACAATGAAATTATCCCAACGATTGGTTGGTTGGCTCGTATGACACTCCGTGGTCTAGTATTAGTAGAATATGAAAAACAGACCTTGGATAATGAAATTGGTAGGTTGTTGAATACAATTTATAAGCCCGAAGTCAAAGAGACTAGCCGCACGGGTGGTCCAGTTAAATCTGAATCACCCGCTGTTAATAGGCCCAAT